TCAGCAGTTATCTCCGTTTGACAACACTTTTGACAACTTTACGTTGCGTTTTACGTACCGGTTGACCTTGTTGTGAACCTGCTGTTTGCGCTTGTCCTCCAGGTCGGTGTAGATGTCCTGCGTCATTGCGACGGTTGAGTGCCCGAGCAAGTATTGCGCGTCCTTGACGTCGATATTCGCACTGTGCAGCATGGAGGCGTATGCGTGCCGGAGCTGGTGTGCGGTCGATTGGATGCCGTGGCTCTGCTGGTATTTTTTCAGGCCGGATTCCAACTCCTTTTTTGTCGGCAAGCCGTCCGGGAAGAAGATGAATGTCTCCGGGTCATCATAGTGCGGCAGAATCTCGATGACGTTATCCGGCAGGTCTAGGTAGCGCACGCCGGCTTCGGTCTTGGGGGCTTTGAGAACCGGCTTTCGTGTGTCAGAATATGCAACGGCACGCGCGACGCGTGCAGTCCGCGTATCGAGATCAATATCTTTTTGCTTCAGTGCAGCGGCTTCTCCGCGGCGCGCTCCCGTGTATGCCATGAAATACGACATTCGCGCGAACAGGCTTTCCGTCTTGGATTCCTCGATCCTCTGCAGATCGTCCGGCGGCGTCGGCTTTCTGGGTACGCGCGGGTTTCCCTTTGGTGTCGGGATCCCGATGCAGGGGTTTGCGTCGATATCGCCGCAGAGAAAGGCATAGTTCAGAATCTGCCGGATCACAGACTTAGTATTATTGATGACCTTCTGAGAGTAGCCGCGCGCGGCGAAGCGCTGCAGGAAGACGACGATTTGGTGGCCAGTGATGTCTGTGACATACTGATTGCCGAAAGCGTCCACGGCGCGATTTTTCGCCGTTCTGTAACCGCATACGGTGTTCGGAGACAGGCGCGGCTCGCACTGTTCCCACCAGTCATCGGCGACGGCCTCGAATGTACGGCCATTGTCCGCTGCCTCGTTCGCGTGCTTTTCGCACTCACGGATATAGTCGTCACGCTTTTGTTCGACTTCTTTGTCGGTTTTTCCATAGAAATACTTTCGCTCGCCATTGATGGTGTCAGACAAGACAATTCGTCCGTCTTTGCGCAGCGTGTATTTTGTCCTTTTTCTTGCCATTGGTGTCTCCCTTCCTTGAAAAGCGGGGAGAGATATGCTACTATGAGAATGACATGATCCTCTGCACATCTCTGCTTTTCAGAATGTGTTCCCGGAGGAACAAATGGCCGTCTCGGTGTTGCGGCACCGGGGCGGTTTTGTATAAGAATGAAATGTTCGGAAATTTGTAAAGAGAACAGTGCGATGAAATGTTGAATTACAAAAACGCTTGATTTTGAAATTTAACTGTTTCCCTAGATCACTGCACCAGTGAAAGGAATGGATTCTTACAAGGAGTAAAGAGAGCGAGCAGTCAAGTGCAAAAATGCACATATTTGTTAAAGTTAGACAACCAAAGATAGTAAATTATGTGCAATTAGATGTTTACATTTCCGAGAAAAAAGCATAAAATATAACCGTAGGATGTTTATCATCCTATGCAAGATAAGAAACACATGTTTCGTCATCTCGCGTCCACCAGCAACTGCCGCCTGTCGCCAGCGGCCAATAAGAGTGCGACTTGCTTACGATTGCCGCCCGCCTGCGTGCGGCATACAAGTGCAGGCTTGCAACACACGAAGCCCTCTGCAGAAAGCGGGGGGCTTCTGCATTATAGACAGAGGAGAAGCCTATGCAGTTGGTTGCGCATGGCCTTTATACGGTTAAAGACCGATACTTCACCGAATTTGGGAACGGATATTGGGTTGACAATAAGCAGGAAGGAAGGCCGTACTATTATCTGTTTCAAGATACCGACGGTGTGGATTGGGTGATTCCAATCAGTTCACAAGTTGATAATTATAAAAGGAAAATTGCGAAAGAAGAGAAAAAGCGCGGCGTCGGCAAATGTATCTATTATCATATTGGATTGGTTGCTTCGAAGGAGCGAGTGTTTCTGATTGGAGACATGTTCCCGATTGATGAACGATACATAAAAGCACCATACAGAATCAGCGCTTACCATTATGTCAGCAAGAATAAAGCCCTCAATACTACGATTCGCAGGAAAGCCACAAAATATCTTCGGTTGGTAGAACAAGGCGTAACATACAGCCGCAACGATATCATGGGAATTAAGCAAAAACTGATATCCGATAGAGTAGCAACAACAAAATAAATGGGCCCAGTGACTGCCCACATATTTGCCGTCCCGGTGCGCTGCACCGGGGCGCTTTCATTCTCCGTCAGAAAAGAAATGCCGCCTGTACAGCTCTTTCAATTCATCGGCGGTGTAGTTCGTGCCGAACCGGCGATTGATGAGGCCGCGCGTGAGGCCCCAATTCCAGCCGTATTTGCAGATCATGCGGTACATGGCGCCGTAGATTTCAGGCTGAGCATTCATAATTTGACGCCTTTTTCTGCTGCCAAGGCCTTAATCCTTTGATAGTTCTTTGTGTTTTGCGATTTCATACGTCTATAACCGCTAAGCGATTTTGGGCATAGTTCTGGCAAATTGGATTGGATCCAGTTAAACTCTCGTTTGTATTGCCATCGTTCTGCGTCTTTTTCAATAATGGTATCATAATATATTTGCCGCTTTTGAGCTTCGGCTTTTAGCTCGTCTTGAAATCGAGCGGCTTCTTCTATGACTTCTGGTGGACGGTCATCAACGAAAGGACGATTGCTGAACGCAACTATGTCTTTGGAATGCTTTTTGTTAGAAATTTGCTGAATGGATAGCGTGTATTTCAATGGGGCGGAACTGATGCCATCACAATATGGGGAGAATGAATGTCTGCATCCCTCGTGAATCGCACCATAAGTAAAAAACACATCTGGTATCTTGGGGAATTTTGAGCTTTTCCCGGAAAGTGAAAAAACACGCCCTTGATATTTTGCGCACTCGGTGCAGCTGTTTTCGTGTGAAGACATGATTACAAGATCAGTGTGCAAGGATCTTGCGGCTTGCAAAACGCTGTCTCGTAGCTCTTTATCTTTGTTTACAAAGGCGTCAGTTTCTTCTTTCCCAAAAAAGCGGTCAATTTTAGCTTTTTCGGCTTTTGCTTCTTTTACAAAGCCGTTTTGAGCTAGTAAACGAACGAGACGATAATAATCGCTTTTTCGATAGCCTGATCGGCATGCCATGCGGATAGCGTTTGATTTTTGGAGACAAAGAATCGCAAGTTCAATATTTCCGTGGTTTTCATATTCCGCACTTTTATTTCGAAGATAGTAGTCAATGTTTCCGGTGACACCGCCAAAAGGTGGGCGAGGCAGACCGGAACGTTCGGGGATAGAGGCAATGCCTGCGGCGCTGCTCAGATCGTAATGTGTTTCTAACCATTCAATTTCGCGTTGACGTATTTGCGAATATTCTTCAGGAGAGATTGGTTTCCCAGCAGATTCGAATGATTCGGATATTTGCCTGACCATGTTTTTGGCAATTTGATCGGATTGCTTTTTCTCTTTGCGTGATTTGAAAAACCAACTCATAATCAACACCCATCCTTCTTTTGCATTGGCCTTATCATTTATGGTCTGAATGTCTTAATGTACGATAAAGGAAACCGTGTGACGCTTCATGGGTTTCAAGTTGCGCACGTTACCATCTTACAAATTGATGTATCGTTCACGCACAAGATTCTGAATTTCGATGTCGAATTGATCAGGCTCAATAATTTTGCGGCGTGGTTTGTATATGTACCCTCTTTTTTCCTTGTCCTTTGCGTCGTCAAGCGATTCCTGGATAATGGTCTTGAATTGTTTAAGATCTGAATCATTGAGGCATTCCGCAAAATAATCAACCGCAAGTTCAGGACGCATTTTCAACAGAATTTTTCCTGTATGCGTAACGTCGTATGGAGAAATGAAATTAAGCCGCCGCTTTTCTGCTGCGGCTTTTTTTGCGTAATCGAGCGCGCTTTCTAGGTCGTAAGTGCTTTCATATAGGTCTGACATCATATTGTAAATAGACCAGAGCGGGTATGACCGTGGTAGCTTTGCAATGTCAGCACTTGATGCGCTTTGGAAGAACAACTGAAAATATTGGAGTGAGAGGCGTCTATAGGCGGCGCCCTTTTCTTTGTATGCTATGGCGGTTGCTAGAACATCAAAAACACTACTTGAGTGACCGTATTTCTGGACTATATATTCATACAAGATATATCTCGGCTTGTAGATAATGGAATAAGTCTCCACTGCAAGGCCAATTCCTTGATATGGACGTGAATATTTTTTTCGAGATGCCAAAATCACTTCTTTAACCACGTCATTTTCATGGCTGGAAACGCGAGTTGGATCATATCGTCCATCCTTGAGGAGGCTCTGATTGCAATCTTGAGCATATTCACCCGGATGCTTCGGAATTGGCGCTGCTTCTGAAGCTTTTTTGCGTTTTTTATGAAAAAAACTCATGACACTCCACCCCTTTTATCTGTTTTCGCTTTGCAACGATTTAAACCAATTTTATAATTTTATGGTCGGAATGTCTATTCTTTCTTCTCTGTACGATAAAAGGGACTGTGCTACACTGCCGCCCATGCGCATAATAAGCGCGGAGGCGATGAAAGGTGAACTATCAAGACTACAAGGACGCGCGCGATGCGTCGTGGTGCATCCTGATCGACTGCGAGGTGACAGAGCTGCCGGTCAGGATCAGCGGCGTGTGCCGCGCGCTGGGCGTGTCCGTGCGGAGGTATACGCCGGCCGAGCGGGACAGCAACGACGGCATGTCCACAGTCATCGGCGGCGCGCCGACGATCATGGTGTCCGGCCTGGCGATCCCGGCGCGGCAGCGCTTTACCTGCGCACACGAACTGGGGCACATCATCCTGGGCCACGTCGGCCGGTATGACCTCGTGTGCAGAGAGCCGGAGCCGGGTGACAACCACATCGAGCAGGCGGCCAATGTGTTTGCCTCGCGTCTGCTTGCCCCGGCCTGCGTGCTCTGGGGCTGCGGCGTGCGGTCGGCCGAGGACATCGTTAGGCTGTGCGACATCAGCCGAGCGGCTGCCGACTTCCGCTGGAGCAGGATGCAGGAGCTTTACCGGAGGCAGCGCTTCTTAACCTCGCCGCTCGAGCGGCTGGTATATGCGCAATTCGAGGATTACATCAAAGGTCATCGGCTTCCGGGAGCTGATCGATAATCATCTTCAGAGCGGCGACCTGTTCGTCGCTCAAATTTTTTTCGATGAAACTGCCGTCGCGGCCGGCGATTTTCACGACGTTTTTGTTTTCGCCTTTTGGCGGTACGGTTTCTCGCTCTACTGAGTCATCTATTAAATACGAGACTGGTACTTCAAAGAGCGAAGCCATAGTTTTTAACTTTGAAGTTGGAATATCATCAACGCGGCCGCATTCCCATTTGCTTACTGCGTTTTTCTTAACGCCGAGGCGCTCGCCTAGCTGCGTTTGGGTTAGACCGAGCCGAATTCTATTGTATTTGATTTTATCTCCAATGCTCATAATGATATTCCTTTCTTGTTCGTATCTTAATAATAACACATTCTTTCTTAAAGTCAACAAAAAGTATCTTGACAAGGACACAAAGCCGTGTATAATGAAAGTATCCTAAAAAGGTGAATTTCTCCGACGGAGGTGATAATATGCAGGCGAACATGCTGAAAGGGAAACTTACAGAGAGCGGCATGACACAAGAACAGGCAGCTAGCAGAATTGGGATTAGCCTGAGCCGTTTTAACGCAAAGCTCAATGAAACACGAGGGGCAGAATTCTCACTCGGGGAAGTGCTCGCGATGAAGAACATCCTGAACCTCAGCCCTGAACAAGTGGACCAAATTTTTTTCACCTAAAAGTATCTTGAAAAGGTGAAGCAAAAACATCCGCAAGACTTTGCAGATGTTTTTGCATGAAATTTGTTCGATTGGAGGTGAGGACATGGATTCTATGGAGCTTCACAGGGCGCTGCGGGCGCACTGCCAAAAAGAAAAGGCGGACTGCACAAAGTGCTGCCTGCGCCTTTTCTGCTACACGCCGCCATGTGAAATGACGGACGGCATGATGGAGGATGTTATTTCGTTTGCCGCCAGTCAGCATAGCCACACGGAAAGTCAAACTCATTTATGCCATTGCAGTGACGGTCGGTCGATGCCGTGCCCATGTGAACTGGACATGAGCACCGCACTAGGGTACGAACACCGTCGATGACCTCGTAATCTTCAAGGATCTGAACATTCCGCTTGATTTTGTGGCAGTGATAGAGACGCATTTCGTATTCCATCACACGCTTCGGATTCGGTTCCTGCATTTGCTTTGCCTCCCTTCGAGCCGATTCTATCATATCCGAGCGGGAAAACAAGGGCATTCATTATTCATTCGATTGGAGGTGAACCAAATGAACTATTCCAACATCCATTACGTAAATCTGCGGGCAGAAATGGCACGTGGGAATATCGGTATCGGCCAAATGGCGAAAGCGCTGCACATCAGTCGGGACACGATGGCGCGGAAACTGGCGGGCAGATCGCCGCTGCATCTGGACGAGGCGTTCCGGATGCGCGATCAGTTCTTTCCATCGTGCAGTATCGAAGCACTGTTCCGGGAAGAAAGGGAAGAGCGAGGCGCATAAAACACCTCGCTCAGCTGGTAGATTATTTCGTTTTTTTGCTGGGGCGCTGTGCAAGAGCGCTCGCAGCGGCGGTCTTGCTGGCCTTGCCGGTTCGACCGTCACGAAGCACCTTCGACGCCGCGGTCGCGGCTCTGGCGCTTGTCTGCTTGGAATTGCGCAATGTGCTGCCTCCTTTCTTTGGAGAATTGTACGCCGTGCTGGTAACACGACATACATTAAATATACAACATATTGCGCTAAATATCAAGCGTAATAGCACATTTAGTGCCGGAAAGGAACAAAAGGACGAATTCTATGAAGCCAACAAGAGCTGGATACATCCTATTATCCATAGCGACACTGCTGAATTCGATCACGTTGGTGATTCTGGTGTGGTCGAAACTTCTGGCATGACGCCGCAGAAATAAGTGAAGGAGGTACAGCGTGGAGAACATCGTGAGCATCCTGTCCGGGCTGGGTGTTGAAATCCCGCAGGAGCTGGCTCCCGCTTTGCATAAGGAAATCGCGGAGAACTACAAGACGGTCGCGGAGTTTCAGAAGCTCCGCAAGCAGCTCGACCGGTTGAAAAGCGGGCTGCCGGACACGGCCGCAAGCTATTCCAAGCTGATGATTGCAAGCAACGGGAGGCAGAGCGCGGTATTGCTCGACGGCGTAATGATCGGCGCCGGCGTTGACGGTATCCGCCTTGACGTAAAGGCCGGCGCGTCGAAGCTGAGCATTACCGGCATTGATGTGGCGCGGTTCCGCGCCGGAACCGAAGAGGACTTCGAGCGCTTTTGCGCCGGATCGTCAGGGGATGACCCGGGCGGAGAATGACGCCGGTTTATCTGATTTCAAAAAGGAGAGAGGTACATATGCCGCGAGAAAAAGAAACCTTCCGGCTTGAGCTGGAGGAAATCTTGAAATTCACCGGCGGACGCCGGGTGCTGACGGTGACGGACGTCAGCAATTATACAGGGCAGAGCCGGCGGGTGTGCCGCGAGCGGTACAACGTCAGCGGGAAAGAGGGCATCAGCGCTGTGGCGCTTGCCCAGATGTTGGCCAGATAGGTCAAGAGAAAGGAGAAACCAATGAAAGCAACAGGAATCGTCAGAAAGGTCGACGAGCTCGGCCGCATCGTGATCCCGAAGGAGCTGCGGCGGACGCTCGGAATCAACGAGAAAGACCCCGTCGAGATCTACACGGATGGGAAGGGCATCATCCTGCACAAGTACGCGCCGGGCTGTGCGTTCTGCGGCAGCGTGAACGACATCCGGTACATCCACGGCACGCCGGTGTGCAATATCTGCGCGAACAACATGCAGATGCTGTACCGCACGGCAGAAGGCGGTGACGACGAATGAAGGTGTTCGGAGATCCGCGCGCCAAGGCGAAGGTGCGTCGCTACATCGTGTGGGGCGTCGAGGATGGCATCGTCTGCGCGTCCTTCATGGCCGGCATCGCTCTGGCGGGGTGGCTGTTTCACATCCTCTTCGCTGCGCTCGGCGTCGCATGAGACGTCCGGAGGTCGTCTATATGTCCACGGAAGAGCTGGCCATGCGACGCCGGAATGACCGCTGGGCAGCGCATGGCCGCGCGCGGGTGGCGCTCCCGGGGCGCAAGGCCGTGGTCGTACCGTGCGCATCGCCGTTCGCGGCAATCCAGTGCGCGGCGGAGCTGTGGGGCGTCCCATGGCAGGAAGTCGTCCACGGGGCGCGCGTCATGTGGGCGCCACCGGAGACATAAAAAGACACCGCCTGCGAAGATCGTCAAACCCGCAGGCGGTGAAAACCCAATAGCGCAGGGCGCGCTACACTATATATATATTATAGCACACAGTTGCCTGCCCTGCAAGCCGAAAAACGCTGACGCCGCAAGGCGTTTTCAGCTTCGGTAAGACCAATTACTAACTCGACCGGAGACAGACAGGGAGGCAATCATGCCGTATGTACATCGCACCGTCGTGTGCGGCGACACGATCGAGCACCGCAAAATGTATTCATCCCGTGTGCACAGCAAGGAAGTCAAGCCGCGCAAGCGCTCATTCGATGGGGAGACATCGCTCCGCCAGGAGCGCATCAATGAGCGCGTGGCCGAGGAGCACCTGCGCTGGCTCATCAACTGCAACTACCATTATGGCGACTTCCACTTGGTGCTGCACTACTGGTGTAAAACCATCACATTAGAGCAAGCCGAGCGGGACAGGGCCGCATTCTTCCGTGAGCTGCGCAAGGCCTACGCCAAAGCGGGCAAGCGCCTGAAATACATCGCTGTGATCGAAACCAAGCACATGACGAACGTGCATCATCACATCCTACTGCCGCGCTTTGACGCGCAGATCATCGCCGCCGCCTGGACAAAGGTGACCAACGGCGCGGGCTCTATCAGCTTCCAGATGCTCGATGACCGCAAGAACCACGCAAAGCTCGCGTCCTACCTCATCAAGGAATCACGCTCCACCATGCGCCGCTGCCGCGAGCAGGGCATCCGCCGCCGGCGGTATACCTGCAGCGCCGGCATGGCCAAGCCGGAGATCCGCTATCAGGTGACCAAGGCCGAGACATGGAGAAAAGAGCCGAAGGCCAGACGGGGGATGCATCTCTATCGCTTTGACGATGGGTCGGAGTATAAGAGCGGCTGGCACGAACTGAGCGGCTGGCCGTGGCAGGAGTATTACGAGATCAAAGACACCACATAGGAAGGAGCGTCCACAATGGGCATCAGCATGGACAGCCTGCCGCCGCGCTATCAGAAACAGGCGGCGCGCAAGCTGGATCCTGTGGCGTATGAAAAGGCGCTGCAGTTTTTCCACGCCGAGGAGTCGGCGAAAAACCCAGCGCGTCAGGCACAGGGGAGTATCAGCCGTGCGACCGGGGAAGGCTTTGAGGCGCAGATCCTCACGGCCTGCGCGTATTACCGGGCGCATGGCATCGCGGAGATCGACAAGACGCCGGAGCCGATCAAGGTCATTTCAGGCCGGCATCAGAATCCGAGCGGCTGCTGGTCGTTCGAGGCGGTTTTCACAAAGCAAGCGCAGCCGGATTTTCAGGGCACGCTATGCGGCGGCAGCAGCGTAGTGTTCGAGGCCAAGGCCACGGACAAAGACCGCATTCTGCAGAGCGCGGTCACGGAAGAGCAGGCGCGTGCACTGGAATCGCACGCCAATATGGGCGCGCTGGCGTTTGTGCTGGTGCGCCTGCGCGGGCGCGCAGTGTATCGTGTCATGTGGGAGGACTGGCAGAACATGAAAGAACTATTCGGCCATAAGTACATGACGGCCGTGGAGCTGGAGCCGTACCGGGTGCAGCTGCGTCAGGGCGTGATCCGGTTTCTCGGCGATCCGGAGTGAGGTGGGCACATGGCAATCAAAAACTATACGACGAAAGTGGACGTATATACGTCCATCGGGGAAATCCAAGGCGCGCTTGCACGCCACGGCGCCACCAAGATCATGATTGACTACGATAATGGCAAGCCGCAGGCGATCGCGTTTGGGATCGACACGCCGGTTGGGCCGCGTGGCTTCTGCCTGCCGGCGGCCGTAGACGGAACGCTGCGAGTGTTCGCGGCGCAGAAGATCAAGGCCGACCGCGAGCAGGCGGAAATGACTGCGTGGCGGAACGTGCGCGACTGGGTGCTGGCGCAAATGGCGCTGATCGAATCCTGCGATGTGCCGATGCAGCAGATCTTCCTGCCGTATATGGCAGATGATCGCGGCCGGACGGTGTACGAGCTGTATGCCGCCGGGCAGCTCGCGCTCGGCGCGGGGGAGGCGACATGATGCTGCGCACACAGGAGACGCTTGACGGCGAGATCATCGTTGACAGCTTTGCCGGTGGCGGCGGCGCGTCCACGGGCATTGAGCTGGCGCTGGGGCGAATCGTTAATGCGGCGATCAATCACGACCCGGCAGCGATCCGGATGCACGAAGCGAACCATCCGTACACAGAGCATTACCAGGCATCTGTCTGGGATGTGGATCCGGAGACGGTCTGCCGAGGTCGGCCGGTGGCGCTGGCATGGTTCTCGCCGGACTGCAAGCATTTTTCGAAGGCAAAGGGCGCGGCGCTTGTAGACCGAAAAATCCGGGGCCTCGCGTGGATCGTCCTGCGCTGGGCGGCGAAGGTGCGCCCGCGCGTCATCATCCTTGAAAACGTCGAAGAGTTCCAGACGTGGGGGCCGGTGCGCAAGGGGAAGCCGGTAAAGAAACTGGCCGGTACGACGTTCCAGAAGTTTGTCGGGCAGCTTCGGGCACTGGGGTATACCGTGGAATGGCGCGAGCTGGTGGCAGCCGACTATGGTGCGCCGACTACCAGACGTCGGCTGGTGCTGATTGCCCGCTGTGACGGACGTGCGATCGTCTGGCCGGAGCGCACACACGCCCCGCGAGACAGTGCGGAAGTGCGCAGCGGAAAACTGCTGCCATGGCGCAGCGCCGCGGAGATCATAGACTGGTCGCTGCCGTGCCCTTCGATTTTTTCGACGAAGGATGAAATCCACGAGCGGTACGGCATTCCCGCCGTCCGGCCGCTGGCGGACAACACCATGCGCCGCATTATTCGCGGTGTGGACAAGTTCACGATCAAATCCGGGGCACCGTTCATCGTTGATTGTAACCATTCCGGAGGTGGGCACGTCACGGATAGCCAAGAGCCGTGTAAAACGATTACGGCAAAGCACACCGGAGGCATTTGCCGGCCGATTCTCGCTCCGCTGACGATGACAAATACCAGCAACAGTGTCGGGGCGCCGGTCTCCGCGCCGATGAACACCGTCCGCACAGGCGGTGGCGGCGGTCAGATGCTGCTATCGCCGTCACTGATCCAGTACCATACGGAGAAAACAGAAAGCGCTCGAGCGGCTGGACTGGATAAGCCCGTCTGCACGGTGGACGCCTCGAACCGTTACGGCCTTACCTGCGTGAATCTGGTGGAGTATTACAGTGCCGGCCGACCGTTGGACGCGCAAGAGCCGATGCATACGGTCACGAGCCACGACCGGGAAGCTGTGGTTGCTGCACATGTAGTCAAGTATTACAGCGGGGTGGACGGTGAGAAAGCGGGAGAGCCGCTGCCGACAGTGACGGCCATCGACCACAATGCGGTATGCGCTGCCCACGTGGTCAAGTACAAGCGGGACGAAGTCGGCACACGGCCGTCGGAGCCGCTGCCGACACAGACAGCGGGCGGCGTGTTTGGCTGCTGCAAGGCAGTGCTTTATAAAATCAGCACATCCGAGCGGCTGCACCATTGGCCGCAGATCCGCGACTTGCTGAACCGGTACTGCGGCTATGCGCTGGGCGAGGACGATCTGCTGCTCCTGTCAATCGGCGGGGCGCCGTACTATATCGCGGACATTGGCCTGCGGATGCTGTCGCCTCGGGAGCTGTACAACGCCATGGGCTTTCCTCCGGATTACATCATCGACCATGATGCGGCCGGAAAGCCATACCCGAAGACACAGCAAGTAGCCAGATGCGGCAATGCCGTTTGCCCGCCGATGGCTGCGGCCGTTGTGGCAGCGAACCTCCCGGAGTATGCAGTGCCCGGGAAAATTGAGACGATGGCCGCACTCGCTGATGCGGTGGCCATGTGATGGGGGGTAAAACAGTGCATGCGCTTTTGAATTACCCCGGTGCAAAGTGGGGTATGGCACAGGAAATCGTGCAGATTATGCCGCCGCACAGATCCTATTTGGAACCGTTCGCCGGTTCTTTGGCCGTTCTGTTCAACAAACCGCGTTCGGCAATCGAGACCGTGAACGACATCGACGGGGACATCGTGAATTTCTTTCGCGTCCTGCGCGCAGATCCCGAGCGGCTTGCCCGGGAGATCGATTTAACGCCATATGCGCGCGCCGTCTTTGATGATGCGCACGAGAATCGCGGCCAAACGGACTTTGACCGTGCGGTGCGGTTTTGTATCCGGAGCAGGATGGGGCACGGCTTCAAAACGTATCAAAAGACCGGGTTCAAAATCGACGTTTATGCGCGTGAGCGTAGTTACTGCCTGAACTGCTGGAACGATATGCCCGAGAACATAAGGGCTGCAGCCGAGCGGCTGAAAGAAGTCCAGATAGAGAATCGGCCGGCGTTAGAACTAATCCAGCGTTTCCGGCACGAGAACGTGCTGATCTATGCAGATCCGCCGTATTTGCTTGAAACACGCAGCGGAAAGCAGTATCGGCACGAAATGACAGACGCAGACCACGAGGCATTGCTGGCAGCGCTGAAAGCACACCCGTGGCCGGTTATCCTGTCCGGGTATCACTCACCTATGTATGACAGCGAACTGAGCGGCTGGAACATCATCGAGCGGAAGGCCTATAACCAGAATGGTGATAGGCGCACGGAAGTGCTCTGGTGCAATTATGAAATACCGACATTGATCGGATAAGGAGGGCAACCATGAAGATCTACATATCAGGGAAAATCGCCGGCGATCCGGGTTATAAAGAGAAATTCGCCCGAGCGGCTGCACAGCTTGAGCGGCTGGGCGCGACGGTCATCAATCCGGCCACAGCACCGGAGGGGCTGGCCAAGCTGGACTATATGCGCATCTGCTTCGCTGAGATGGAGGCAGTGGACTACGTTGCGTTCCTTCCGGACTGGGTGGAATCCGCCGGCGCGAAACTGGAACGCGCATGGTGCGACTATGTCGGCGTGCCGACGGCAGACTGGGACGCTTTTCGGGTAGACATGCTTTTGAGGAAGTCGCAAGGTTGCACATTCCGCGAGTTGCTGGTGCTGGAGCATCCGGATGCGGTCGGAGAGGAATTCGTCGGCGGATGTTATGGATGTCCGCAGAACTACGGTTACGAGCCAGAGAACAAAGCATGCCCGCATGAATACGTGCGTCAGCAAGGGGCGAAAGAGGTACTGTGCGCGGACTGTTGGGATCGCATCGTCCCGGGAAGTGAGGCACTGCCAAATGAGTAAGGCCGTACTTATCAGCATCCGCCCCAAATGGTGCGAGCTGATCGCCAATGGCACAAAGACCGTTGAGGTGCGCAAGAGTCGCCCAAAGATAGCGACGCCGTTTAAGTGCTATATTTACTGCACCAAAGATCGGCACCTGACATTTTGCCGAGGCAAGCGGTATTGTTATGCGGATGACCATACGCATAACGCTTTTGACATCACTTGCAATGGGACAATCATCGGCGAGTTTGTGTGCGACAGCATTGATACCTACGATGATGATACGATTTTTTCGTTTCGCCACGAGGATTACGCGAGGTGGAACGACTTCGATCTTGACCGTGCGTGTATCCACCCAGAGGATTTCCAGAATTATTCCGACGGGGAATGGGTGTATGGTTGGCATATCTCCGACCTTAAAATTTATGATATGCCAAAAGAATTGAGCGAGTTCACCGGGTTGCGCGATACCAAATTTGGCGCCGCACCGTATGAAATCAAGCGCCCGCCGCAGAGCTGGCGCTATGTGGAGGTGACTTAATTGGACTGGAAGCGGGAGGCGGCTGATGAGCTGCGCAACTACCAGAACAGGAAACTTGCGATTGCGAACCTCAGCGACCAGATTGCAGACCTGGCGACGGAGATCACGAGCATCCGCAGTGCCTCGGCGGACGGCAGTCCGGTCGCCGGCGGCTCAAACGGCCGGGACGATGCGCTCGTCAACAACATCCTGAAGCGTGAGCGGCTGGAAGAGGCGCAGCGCTTGACAGAGAACCGTGTGCGCCGCGTGGATCGTGCCTTGAATCAGCTCTCTGAGCGGGACCGCTGTGTGCTGCAGCGTTTTTACATCACGCCGTGTATCGGCGGCGTTGAGCGGCTGTGCCGGGAATTGGCCATCGAGAAAACGACAGCTTACCGTTGGAAGGATTGCGCACTGCGGAATTTTACAATCACAATGTACGGCCTCACAGAGACGTGAGCGTAACGTGGGAAAAAATCGGGAACATTTTCACGGGAATCTGTGTTAAAGTGATATCGCGGGATTGCGAGAGAGACCGGTCCCACACCTTCCATTGTGAAATACCTCTCTTCCTTTCTCCTTGTGCGGTGTACGGTTTTTTTCTTATCTCTGTCAACTCCGGTTTTCTCATGTCTCTCAACAAAGCAAAGCACCGGCCCGGTTTCGGGTCCGGTGCTTTGTGCATTCTGGTGCCTGGTGCCGTTATGAATCTGAAACAACTTACCTACAAGCTGCAGGCGGCGCTGAACCAGCGTGGCGAGCATTACAAAGTCAATCAGTTACAGCACTACTCCGAGCGGCTTGGCCGGATGGTGACAAAATACGTGCTGGAAAAGGCAGAAACCGATGAAACCGGAAAGCATATCAGCACGCGCGTACTGGAGACTTACAGCATGGCGGATGTCGTAAAAACGCTGGCGAAAATCTATAGCGGGTGATCCCATGAATCTCACGCCAAAGCAGCGCGCTTTTGCGGATTTTTACATCGAATTGGGCAACGCGACCGAGGCGGCGCGCAGAGCAGGGTACTCGGCAAAAACCGCCAAATCCATCGGAGCGGAAAACCTGACAAAACCTGACATCAAAATCTATATAGCGCGGCGGCAGGAAAAAATCGAATCCGAGCGCACGGCATCCCTGAAAGAGATCCAGGAGCTGCGCACGGCGATCATGCGCGGGCAGGAAAAGGACCAGTTCGGCATTGAAACCTCCATCGCCGACCGCCTGCGTGCCGCCGGCGACCTTGAGAAGTCGCTGCGCATCAAGGAAGAGCAGGAAACCAGGGCGGCGGCGCGCGCATCTGCGCACTACGAACTGCCGGCGCGCGTCCTTGGCCGGGCGTTTGTGGACATCAACCGGCGCATTCAACCGAACATGACGTATGTCTTTGAAGGCGGCCGCGGCGGCCTGAAATCATCGTATATATCCCTGAAAATCGTCGAGCTGCTGAAAAACAACCCGACGATGCACGCCTGTATCATCCGCAAGATGGGCAACACCCTGAAAGACAGCGTGTATGCCCAGATGAAATGGGCGATCAACGAGCTGGGGCTATACGATGAGTTCAACTGCAAGCTGTCGCCGCTGGAAATCGTGCTGAAAGAAACCGGCCAGACGATCTATTTTCGCGGCTGTGACGATCCGTTGAAGCTGAAATCCATCAAGCCGCCGTTCGGCTATATCGGCATCCTGTGGAAGGAAGAAAAAGACCAGCTTTGCGGGCCGGAAGAAGAACGTTCCATCAACCAGTCCGTGCTGCGCGGCGGCGCGGATTCCTACGATTTTTCGTCGTATAACCCGCCAAAATCCAAATCCAGCTGGGTCAACAAGGAGCGGCTTGTCCCGGACCCGGGGCGCGTTTTCCACCATTCCAGCTACACGGAAGCCCCGCCGGAATGGCTCGGCGCGAAGTTTATCGCCGACGCGGAACACTTGAAGGAAGTCAATCCGGCGGCGTATGAACATGAATACGAAGGCGTGGCCAACGGCGACGGCGGCAGTGTATTTGACTATCTGGAACTGCGGGAGATCACGGACGAAGAAATTTCGCATTTCGACCGCATCTTCCAGGGCGAAGAC